GTCTGAATAGCCCGCGTCTCTAGCTTTAGTAATCTGCTCTTGGATATTAGCCATTATTTTTTACCGCCAAAAATTTCGTTTAACGGCGGGCGATTTGCAGGCGTAGCAGGTTTGTTTACTGACCCCCGCATAGCGCCCGTCAACTCAGCTTTTTGCTCTTTAAACCCAAGCATACGGTTCTGCGTTTCTTGACGCATGGTGTTGAGCACCGCTTGAACATCCTGCGGTGTTTGTGCTGCGTTCAGCAGCTCTTCCATACGTTTAATTTCAGACACTGCTACCGCTGTGTTGCCCATACTGCCGGACACAATCTTGCCGTATTCGTTTTGTACGGCCTTAATAGCTACAGCCAGCGCAGCCAAATTAGGGTCGCCAGATGAGGCTTTCTTGCCGACGTTAATCCATTTCTGCAACAAAGGCACGCCGGTGTTATCCGTTTTTTTGCTTAGTCGATCAACAATGTCGACGTTCTTGACAAAGTTCTTTTCAAACGCGCCGACCATCGTTTCTTGCTTAGTCAGCTGCGTTAGCGCTGAAGTATTAGCTTTATTGGCAAGCTGAGAGACGCGGTCGGGGTTGATACCTTTTTCTTTAGCTAAAGCCGCCGCGCGGTCTACGATAGCGTCACGATTAGGTCTGCTAACCGATGGCAACGTACCATCAGTTAAGAAACGATCAGCCGCCATGTCCAGCGCATCTTTAGATAACGTCGGGGCGGTAACAACCACCGAAGGTTTCCATTCCGTGTCCTTGCGGATGTCTGCTCTGTACTCTTTAATGCGCTGTATCAGCTTGGGGTTCTTGGGGTCTTGCGCCAACGCGTCTTCCAGCTTGACCAACTCATCCTGCTTACGCGCCAAATCAGACAAGTGTTCCGAAGGGTTAACCAGCTTCGAGATACGCGCGTCGTATTGCGTTAGCCGAGGATCGTTAGCATCTTTAGCCGCAATTTCACCGCGCTCACGCTGCAGCCGCGCTAGGTCGCTTTCGTTTTCGCGTGCCGGTGCACGGAACAATTCTTCGCCGGTAGGCGACACAAGCACACCGCCAGGAGCCACCGATATAGGCTTGTTAGCTTCACGGCGCTCTTTTATCATGTCGAACAACTCTTTTGGGTTGGCCGCCATTGCCTGCATACGCCAGTTTTCTGGGTCGCGGTAAAACTCTTGCGTGTTAGATTCAATCGCGCGCTCAAGCGGCTGAATAGCCTCTAAATACGGTTTTAGGTGAGGGTTGTTATACGCCGCAGTGGTGTACTCAACAACGTCATATTCATTTCGAATGCTGGGTACTAACGTCTTAAACGAGCTAAACGTGTTCGTAAAGTTTTTAAACTTGTTAGCCTCTATTTTTTCTTCCAACTCTGCGCGCTTTTGCCCACGCGTCATTACTTCTTCAAGCAAATCAGGCGCTTCTGCTTGCACCCGATTGAGGTATTCTGGCGACCCAATTTGCAGTTTTGGGTCGGCATGAATGCGCGATAGCGCGTTGCGCTGTTGACTTACGCGCTGCGCGTCCGCCATCTTTATTTGCTGGTCTTGCATCCGCAAGGCATTCAAATTTGACGCTTCTTGCAACCCGCGCAGCTCCATAGCGCGCGCCATAGCGTTCATCGGCGGTTCAATCTGAATGCCTTTGAGCTGCCCTGGGATGGTGTAATCGATAGTCGCCATAACTAACCCGTGTCTTTCTAGTATTTAGAGTAATCGCTAGTAGAGCTGCCAATTTGCATTAAGCGGGGGTCGGGCGCGCCGTAATTCTGTTGCTTCGGAAAAAACCGATCCATCATCTGCTGATTCTGGTAGTAGTTCACGCCTTGGCCTAGCGCGTTAGTCAACGCGTTTGCAGTGTTCACGTAGCCCGACGCGCGGATGTTGCCCATCGCAACAGCGTTTGCCGCTTGTGCTTGCCCTAATTGACCGGCTTGATTAGCAATATTTTGCGAGGTTGTTTGGCCCATGCCTGCCAAACTTTGCAGCGGGTTAAGACGTGCGTTACGTTCAGCTTGATAGCGGTTAAATGCGTTAGTGAATTCATCCGATGCAAGCTCTTGGCCAAAACGCGTAGTGCCCCGTAAAGTAGCGCCGGACTGACCCATACCTCTTGCTAATGCGCTGTTTTCTAGGGCGCGTAGGCCTTCTTTCAACCGAAATCCGTAGCCGGGGTCACGCTGAAATTTCTCCATTGTGAAGGGCTCGTAACGAGACGCCGCCACCAGCTCGGGCAGCGCGTTGACGCCTACTTGACGAAACGGCTCTTGCAGCTCAACCTGCCGATTGAACATACGCTCTTGCGCGGCTGTGCTTTCACGCGTAGCCGCAGCTTGCGCTTTAGATGCTCTGTTGCTGGCGCTTGCGCCAATAGCCGCGCCGCCTACAATTGCTGCTGCTGTCCATCCAGCCATAATACTTCTCCTTCGGTTTCGTTCGTAAGTGCTAGACGTTTGCGGGCGTCACCCAATCCGCACTCCGGCACGACGTAAAGCCGTTCTTCAAGTAAATCTAAATCTTGGCAGTCGTCTGGGTTGTCGTATATATCCACCCAAACCACTTCATCTTCAAACACCCGCCCTGCCCGCTGTTCGCCTGCTTTAGCATCAAACTCGCATGGCGCGTTTAGTATGACGACATCAGTATCAATATTGACCGCAATCTTGCCTTTTTCCAACCGTACGCGGTAGCCTGTCTTATGCGCTGCGCCTGTCAAAACCGTCCACGGCGGCACCGTAATCTTTCGCTCATACACGCCCGGCAAAAATGTGTGTGTCGTTACAATATCTGCTTGCGGCGCCTGCAACAGCTCATCTTGTAGTGCAACAACCTTTTGCCTCATTAACTCCGGCGTAACAAGCTGCGTGCCGTCGGGGTTAAATATCTCAACCGCGTTCACATCACCACCCATCGTGAGCCGCTGGCTACTGTCACCGTCGTGCCGCTCGCCACCGTAACCGGCCCAGCTGACATGCCCGACGTACCTGCTGCAATGGTATAGCTGACATCAATCGTTAGATTATTGACAAATATGCCATTGCCCGCTATGAAATGCTCAGATGTTAATTCACCTGTGCTGGGTTTGTACAGATATTTGGCGTTGCTGGTATAGATGGTCGACAACGCGCCGGAGGTGGCTGCCGCAAAGGTCGGGTAGACATTTGTTGCGGTTGTGGTGTCGTTCGTAATCGTCGCGCCCGAGCCAGTAGCCAACGCCCAGACAGCCGTCGTGCCATTCGAGGTCAGAACGTAGTTGTTCGCCCCAATCGGCAGGCGGGTCGAGCTGTTGGCACCGTTGCCAATGATCAGATCGCCCGTGCTGGTGACTGGCGACAAGGCATTAAAGGCTGCGCTGGCAGTTGTCTGGCCTGTACCGCCGTTAGCAATCGGCAGCGTACCCGTCACTTGGGTAGTCAGGTCAACCCCAGTCAGCGTGCCACCGAGTGTCAGGCTGCCGCTGGATGTCACCGTGCCCGACAGGCTGATGCCGTTGACCGTACCGGTGCCAGAGACGCTGGTCACCGTACCGACGTACTGATCATTGGAGGTGATGGTGAAGTTTGGGTACGTGCCGGTAACGCTGGTCGTACCTGCGCCTGTCAGCGATACGATCTGGTCGGGTGCGGTGTTGGTGACGGTAAAGCTGGGGTATGTGCCTGTCACGCTCATACCCGTGCCAGCCGCTATGGAAACGACTTGGTCTGGTGCGGTATTAGTTACGGTAAAGCTGGGGTAAGTGCCTGACGTGCTAATACCTGTGCCACCAGTAAGTGACACCACTTGATCAGGCGCCGTATTTGTAATGGTAAAGCTAGGGTACGTGCCCGAGGTGCTGATGCCTGTGCCGCCGGTCAGCGACACCACCTGATCTGGCGCCGAATTATCAATCGTGACCGCCACCGAGCCGTCATAGGTTGTACCAACGCTGTACGAAATGCCAGTGCCCGCCGTCAACGCATTGGCTACACTGCCTGCTTGGCCGGTTGTGTTTTGGTTAAGCGTTGGCACGTCGGCAACCTGAATGGCGCTCAAAGCCGCGTTAGTGCCGTTTGAGCGCAGGTAGTAGCCTGACGTTTGCGTGCCTGTTAGCGCGGTAATGGCGGCGGCTGCCGTAGTCTGGCCTGTGCCACCGTTATCGACATCCAGCGTGCCTGCCAGCGTGATGGTGCCTGATGTTGTGACAGGGCCGCCTGAAGTCGTCAGGCCTGTCGTGCCGCCGGAGACATTGACCGAAGTGACCGTGCCAGAACCGCCGCCTGTATTGGCTTTGTTCAGCAGGTTTAGGAAGAACCGGTACCAATCACGCGACACCATCCCCGTCCGGTCGTCGGTGATTGGCGACTGGTTCTTAGGTATCTGCGGTTCGTTATCGGCGTTAGGCATTGGTGCCGGTCAACACTAACTCGGCACCCATGATGGCGATCTTGACGGGGTCGGTGCCGGACACCTCGTACACGCGGTCACGCAACTTGTCGGTCATGCCCAGCCGCCGCCAGAAGGCACGGTAGCCGTAGTTGCCGATCTTGCCCATGCCCGTCCAATGCTCGTTTGACCAGGTGTGGCCACCGTCATCTGACCAGCGCATGATGACCTGCGGGTCGTTGCCTTGGCCGGTGATCAGACCGACACCTGTCTCGCACTCGAGCTGCAGCGTGTGCTGAGCGGTACGCTTTAGGTTGTTCTGGCCGGTGGGCAGTGCCCGCCACGACCGCAGCCACTTCTGTGGCAGGTTGTCGTCAGCAAACACGTCCAAGTCGTACGCGTAAATCTTGCCGTTCTGGAAGTCCCCAACGACGACCTCGTTGTTGTAGAACATCTGGCAGTTGGCACGGTGGCGAATAAAGTCACCGTTGGCAAAGCCTGCACGCTCATGCCATGCGCCGGTAGCTACGTCAAACACCCAAGTGCGTTGGGCGCTTGGAAAGCTCAGCACGTAAAAGGCATGGCCGTCTTGCTGATAGGTAAAACCAATGGCGTCCGAGATGGAGCCGTAGCTCTGGATAGCGAATTCGACCGCATGGGTCGAGACACGCTGGCCTGTATAGCCTTGAGCACGGAACACCACGCCTTGACCACGGGCGTCAGACCCAAGCCAAAACAGCGAGTTGTCCATCTTGGCAACCGAGTAAGTAGCTGCGCAGCCTAGCTCGTTGACGGCACCTTGGATGCGAGCCAACGGGAAGGGTGAGGTGCCTGCGTTGTACCAGACCTCAACCGACTGGGTGCCAAACAGCCACACCTCGC